ACCTGATTGGCGCACCCCGTTAGCATAATACTGCCTAATAAGAGCAAGCTTCGCATCATATTCATCTTGAATCCCTTTAGTAACTAACGTTTGTTGTTTCTTGATTGACTCGTTTTCCGTTTGTTGTTTCTCAACGATAGCTTGTTGCTCAAGCTTGTAAACAGTAAAATCCCTATCGCGAGTATGCCAGCCAGCGAAAAACACGCCGCATACAAAAGCAATAAGTAGTGCAATTTTGATTGCAATTCCATAACTAGAAAATAAGCCTGTAAATAAACTCCACATTACTGCTCCTCTGGCTCAGTGCCTTTTTTCATCATCAGCCCAAAACCATGAGCGCCGACAATAGCTGCTGAACCTAAATAAAACTTTTCAATATCAAATAACCCAGTATGCACAGCATTAAAAATTAAGCCTGCAGTAAGAACTAAACTAGAATACAACAACGACCAACGCACTAAATCATGCGTTTGGTTATCTTTGCCAGTAAGAAGGTCGTTGATAATTTTGTTCATTTTTATTCTTTAACAGACGTAGCAGCTATTCTATTATCCGCGGCACTTTTAGCTTCGTTCCATTTATTAATGGCGTTTTTGGCCCAAATAGGTATTTCTGTAATAATTTCGTTTGCTGGTTTGTTTTTATCCAAGTTGTCTACAAATTCAATCCATCCTGTGTTGTCTTTCCATTGCAACGCATGAACATTGTTTGGAATTCCACAACTAGATAAATTTAATTTTTCAAAGTACACGTTATCTATATTAACTGTTCCATCATCGGGAATAATAAAAAACTTCATTAATCACTCTCCAAAATCATTTTTTGTGCTTGCTGCGGTACTCCTGCAGCGGCTAGTAAAACACGCTGTCCAACCTCATTATTTTTAACCATTTCATTACGGAAAGATTCAACTGCGGCAGCAGTACTGTGTTGTTGTCTACCGTTTTCAATTAACATCATAGGAATCCAAACTACTGAGCAAGCCCAATCTTTAATATCTTCTCCAGTACTTGGGTGTTTTCCATGAACTTCCATAAACCAAGCGCAGTCTAACTGTTTGCAAGGTTCAAAATTATTTAAAGGGCATTGATTTTTTGGTTCAATTTTCATATTAAGTTTTTATTACGTTAATTCCGTTATATACAAACCAAGTCATTAGTATTTCTCTTGGAGTGGTGGATGGTGTTACATAATGTGGATAGGTATTATAGGGGGGAAATAAAAGCACCTGCCCTTCTATTGTTTTAAAAGATTTATTTTGGTTTGGAAACACTGTAATGCCGCCTTCTTCTACGGTGTTTAAGTGAATAACCATTGTAGCAAAACGTAAAAAAGAAACGTTATTGTTTGGTTTAAACACTATTTCGCCATCTGCATGAGAAAAACACTGATCTCCAATATTGTATCTATGATATTCATAGCCACTATCACCAATATCAAAAGATGGTTTGTAAAGTGGGGCAACTACTTCAGAAGTATATTGAGATACAAACTTACTAACTTCTGTGTCTAGTTCTTTTAAAACATCATGATTATGAAAATCCACCGTATCTCCGGAACGATTATATGTTCGTTTAAAAGTTCTTTTGTCTGTATCCGCAATAGCTCCGCATTGAGTTTTTATTTTTTCAATAAGCTCTTTTGGTACTGCGTCTTGTATATCGTATATCATTTAATTTTTTGAACAAATAATAACATTTGCGTATTGAACATTTAACGTAATTGCGCTTGATGTTGCCGCGCTAGAAAAACTATGGGTGTGCGAACCGTTTCCACCAACACTAGTAGTCGGAAAGGTGCCGTAAATGTCGGTACCATCTCCACATGCTGCGACGCCTTGTGTACTGCCCATATTTCCTTGGGCATAAGTTACGACCCCGTGCGAGTGGCTTGGTATTTGGCCAATAGAAAGTGTAGTAGCGCCAACAGATCCGCTAGCACTAATAATTGGTGTTTGATTTGAAAATACGGTACTAAATGCAGTTGTACCGCCAGTAGAGCCGCCAGAACCGGAAACTAAACGTAAAGAATAGTCGTTTAGTGTGGTTACTTGAGTCCAACCTGTTGGTGCTGCGGATTGATATAAAACAAATACAGACCCAGACGGTACAGGGTTGGCTCCATTAAAAGCCGCAGTAACATATCCTGTTGTAGCTACTTTAGTAGAATTATCTGGATACGTTACAGTGGGTGCAGTGGTGGTTGCAGAAAATGTAGCTGTTCCAGTAACACTTAAATTACCGCTAACAGTCTCATTTCCGTTAACGCTTAAATTACCACTAATTGTTTGATTTCCGGTAAGTCCCGTAAGTCCCGAATAAAAATTAGTGCCGTCGCAATATACAAGAGTAGTTAAACCATTTGGAATAGTAACTAAAGAACCAGAAGAACCGCCAATAGTTATGGCGTACCCGCCTACAGTGTTGTTATAAACAGTATATGTTTTATTTACTAGTGGTGCAACAATTTGATAAACCCCAGAGTTTGAGCCTTGTACTACTAAAACGGCATTACGCGCCTCATCTAAAACGCCGTTAAGGTTTGACAATGTGTAGTTGGAGTTAGACATTGTAATTGATTGAACGCCGGTTATTGCCTGTTCAACTAAAGTCCAGTTAGTGTTGGTTGAAGTTCCCCAAATACCGGATTGTTCGCCGTTTCCAATTTGTTGTATTTTTAAACTAGTTGTGTACGTTGATGCCATGGTTTATCCTTGAAAATCGTCAATTGATGACCAGTTGGGGTTTTGGGCGTCATTAATTTTAACCCATCCGCGTGCAATAAGTGTGGTTAAAATGGTTACGTTTTCCGCAACACTTGTTAAAAAAGCCGCTTTTATGGCTTCTGCGTCATTAGAAGTTAAATTTTCTAAAATGGAAGAAGCAAACTGAGCGGCTATTGTCTGCGCCGTGTCAGAATTAAAGTTTTCAGTAATGCTTGCAATAAAAGCAAAACCAATACTTTCTACATCATTTACAGTAGTATTTTCTGAAACAAGGGAAGCAAACTGGGCTGCAATGAAAATAACGTCTGCGGGATTAAAATTTTCAGTAATGCTAGATTTAAATTGTGCTGTAATTAAAGCATTATCTGCAGAAGTAAAGTTTTCTATTGGGTTTTGCAAAAAACTACTTTGCTGAGTACTTGAGTCTTGTACTGAATTTATTGGTTCAGAACGAGCCTCTAAAGCGGCAAAATACTGATTACTAGAATCCGCGGCGTTTGAATTCTCTGTTTGTATTGAAGCAAATTGAGCCGTTATATTAGCGGAATCAACGGGGTTATAGTTTTCTGTAATGCTTTCTAAAAATGCTAAAATTTGGGCGCTTGAGTCATTAGAAGTAAAAGTCTCAGTTAGACCAAAAATATAAACACTTCCAGACTCTGAGTTGTTGTCTGTAATTGCGGCATTTTCAGCAATGCTTTCTAAAAATGCAGAAATTTGGGAGCTTAAATCATTGGGATTAAAATTTTCACTAATAGAAAGTACATACTGATTTCCACCACCCAAAGCAGCAAAAGGAACTTGTGCAAAAGTAGTTAAACCAAACACGATTAGTTTTTACTGCAAATAATAACGTTAAGATACTTAACATTCAATGTTACTGAACCAACAGAACCCGCAACAGTTCCTGATAATGATGGCGCGCCTGATAAGCTAGGCGATCCAGTTATAGTATGCGTATGTCCAGTTCCAGAAAAACTATATGACGGATTTGAAAGGCTATAGGTTGGATTGTTAAATCCGTGACTATGCGATCCACCACTACCGGTATTATCACTTGAAAAGTCACCATAAATGCCATTACCATCTCCACATGCTGCGACGCCTTGGGTGCCACCACCTGCGCCTTGAGCATAAGTTGCAACCCCGTGCGAGTGGCTTGGTATTTGGGCAGTAGAAAGTGTAGTTCCGTTTACAGACCCGCCGCCACTTAAGTTAACAGAACCACCAGAACTTAAGTTTACTGAACCGGTTGCAGTAGTGCTTGCTGTTGCTAAACTTCCGATGCCAACTGATAAAGTTCCCGCAGATACAGACAGTGTTCCATTGCTAGGGGTAAATGATGGGGTTTGATTTGCAAATACGGTGCTAAATGCAGTTGTGCCGCCTGTTGAACCGCCAGTACTTGTTGTAATTCTTAAAGCGCTGTCATCTAAACCGGTAGTTGTAACTTGAGTCCAGCCTGTTGGTGCTGCGGATTGATAAAACAACATTACAGAACCAGATGGGATTGGGCTAGTTACAGAGCTTGTAATAGTAACCGCGCCTGTTGCCCCAGAAACGCTAATTCCAGTGCCTGCAATAACTGAAGTTACGCCTGTGTTATTAATAGTAAGAGTGCCGGATCCAGTAGTTGTACTAATGCCCGTACCAGAACCCAAAGAAGCTACTGTATAGTTTGTTCCATTACCAACTAAAAGTTGTCCATTAGTAGGTGTTGTAGTAACTCCAGTACCACCATTAGCTACGCCTAAAGTACCTGCAAGGGTAACGGCTCCTGTAGTAGCGGTGGAAGGTGTAAGCCCTGTAGTACCTGCACTAAATGTACTTACAAAATTACCGGTTAAAGCCGAAGTTGGAATTGTAGTAGAAGCGGTCATTGCTGATGTGCCGTTACCGTATACATATCCAGTTAAAGTTGTAGCCCCGGTACCTCCAGCAGCAACGGGCAAAGTACCCGCAGTTAAAGTAGAAGAAGATGTTGAGTAAAGGGCGTTATTAGCCGCAGTAAATGTAATTAAGCCTGTACCGCCATAACCTGTTGCAATTGTATTTGCTTGCCAAGTAGCGCCAGTAATATTTCCACCATAGTTTAAAGCGGTATTACCCCAAGTAGTATTTGAAGATGCGAATACACGAACCCCCCAAGTACCCGCAGAAGTAAGGTTACTAATGCATAAAAATTGTGCAGCTCCACCAGTAGTAATAGTTTCTAAAGTTGTTCCAGCATTATCTTTAACTGTTACAAGACCAGTAGATATATTAGAAATTGTATAGAACGTGCCTTTAAGCAAAGTAGTTGCTTGAGGCAATTGAATTGTTTGTGTAGTAGTTCCAGTAACTGCTTGAACTTGTGTAGAGGAACTAGTTAAAACGGTAGTGCCTGCTGCCGATGTAATAGCGGTAAACCCTACAACAGCGTTATTAATTGCTATATTTCCAAGGCCGGGGTCTCCAAGACCACCTAAAGAAGCGCCGCCGTCAGCAAACAACGTCATTGAGTCAGATGTTGCAGAAGAGGCATTTTGTACAAAATGGATTGCGTTGGATGTCCATGTAGACAAAACCAAATCAGAGCCATAAGCCTGTAAAAAAGAATTATTTGGTTGATTTAATGCGTTGTTTGCATATCCGGCTGCCGAATAACTATATAAGGAACTATTTGTTCCCATCTCCATATAAACACTAGCGTAGTTGTTTGCGCCCGTAACAATAGAAGAATATGATGTATTACTTGTATTATTTGTATTAACAAGATAAAGGTTGCTTGATACACTGTCGGCACCGGCAAAAACAGCAATTTGCCCTGTTAAAGACTGGCTATATGTATTGTCACCTACGTTTAGTTTGCCAACTGATGTAGTTGTATTAGGTGTATAGCTAATATTGACGTTGCCGTTGGCATCGTAATTAATTGATTTTTCGGAAGGATACGTAATAAAAACGCTTGATGCCCCAGACAGCGTAATAGGAGATGTATTGCCGTTGGAGTTAGAAAGAATTGTAGTTCTTGCTAAAGTTGGTCCAGTAGTTGAATATGTGCCAATTCCTACTTCCCATGCAGAGCCGTTAAGGATGCAATAAAAAGTAGTATTACCATTGCCAACTACGGCAAAAGATTGATATCCGGCTACAGCACCACCTAGGGTTATTGACCCCGTACCAGTGGTGGCTGTAGTCTCCTGAACCCTATCATAGAGTACTAAGGCCATAAAAGGCTCCTAATTAACTAGTTGCGGTAGTGCTATATGTAACGCTTACTGTATCGCCAGCAGTTGTTGTTTTAGCCGTAGAAAAGTTACCCTCAGAATACAAAGTGCCGCTGGTATTGCTTTGGGCTGAACTAGCTCCTGAACCCGTTACCAAGAAACAACCGTACACCGTACCACCAGCACCAGTAATAGTGTATGTAATGGCGGAAGCTGTAGAAGTGGTTACGTTAGATGGTGTTGTACCGGTAGAGCTAGATGCGCCAAATACCGCGGTACCACGAACTGCGGATCCACCAACGGTGTAGTTAATAAACTCTTTACCGCCGCCGACTAAAGTTGTCATCGTATCTGTTGCGGCTGGTGTTAAAGAAGCGTTTGTAAGGCCAAGATATGGCCCAACAACGGTATAAGAAGAACCTCTTAATAAAGTATCTAGCATCAATTGCTTACCTGCAGCAACCACTAGATTTGGGAACTCTTCAGTCCACTTTAAATTACCTTGTGCATCGTGGCACTCAACGTACCAATGACCTTCAACGCCTAAAGTTTCATTTTGTGTAGCGCCTGCCTGAAGTGTAATTTCTGCTTGGTCGCCGCAGCTTGCTAATTCTTTTTGCATAATTGCTCCTTAACTAATTCTAATAATGGCGTTTGTCGCCGTGGGGGTTGGAAATGTTACAGTAAAAGTTCCTGCTGATGTGTTCGTTTTATCCGAACCAAAATCCAAAACCGCTACCGCTGCACCAGTGGTACCATTATATATTAAAGCACACCTAGCAGTAAAGCTAGCTCCTACCCAAATTACTGGGGCAAAAGATATGTAGGCGGTGTTTGAATTTGTGTCACCCACGGGAACTTGGGTAATTGTTAGGGGTTTACCCCCCGCTGTGTAGCCTGCACCGGATACTTCGTTGGTTGTTGTGTAGGCTGTTGTGGCATCATTAAGTATTGCGTTGCCTGTATAAAGGGCTATATTATATGTATAGGGGGTGCCAACAGCAAAGTTCTCCAACCCTGATAAAAGATTTACTTTAAAAACCGTAGTCTGTCCCTGAACAATATTAGACATTAGGAGCCTCTACCACCAACATTCATTTTAAGCTGCCCATCGCGATAGAAATCGCCACGCTCAAGACCATCAGAAAGCCGTTTAAGCTGCATCATGGATTCTTGGTACTTATCTTCATAGTACTTAACCATATCGGCTTCGCCTTTCATGAAAATCATAGCTTCGCGCATAGCGCCATAAAACAGTACTGGGTCATAGTTATCACCTAGCCAGCTACGGCCTGTGGCATTAGATACGGTATTTACTGTGACAGAAAAACCGCTACCAGTAGAGCCAAGGGAAGAGCAGGAAAGAATGTCGCCCACGACATAAAAGTTACCGCCAAAAGTAATGTTACAGGATGTGACGACGCCGGCGGCAATAACGATATCGGCAGTTGCGTTAGCACCTGAGCCTCCAGTTAAAGATATGTTTTGGTATATACCATTGGTATATAGCGCTCCGCCTACTAAAGTATTTACGGCAGTAATCTGCCCTTGAACAATCGTTGGTGGATAATAAAAATAGTGCATTTCTACTGTGTAATTTTGATCTGGAGTAGGCCCTAAAATATAAGTTAATTCTTGTAAATTAGATAACTGGCTGCCAAATAAAGCATAGTATTTAGGCGTTCCAGTAGCTGATGGGCTTGGATACGCTTCGCGCATAAAATTAACGTCTTTGTTTAAAAGATACGTATAATTACCCACACTATCAACAACCGCCAGTGAATAATTTGCCAACCAATCAACAGGAAGAGCTAAATAAGGGTTGTTTGTAGTAGCCGTACCAATCACATTTTTACGCAATGAAGGCAAATTGACGCTGTTATATATACGGTCTTCAGCCTGCTGAATAAACACAGGAATAGTAGCTACAAACAGCTGCTCTGTATTTTCGGCGTAGGCTTGTATGTTGTTATACAGCGTTTCGTAGTTCATTATTCAGCTTTAAGTTCTTCTTTAGGTAGTTGAGTTTCAGTTTGCGCGCGAATTTTCATCAACAACGCAAAAGCACCAGTCTTAGTAGGTAGTTCACCTAGCCCTGCCAGAATACCTTCAACTTCGTTTAACGTAATTTCAAGTTTAACTAATGTTTGTGGGTCTAAACTCATGCCATTGGACCTCGTGAAGTAAAACCTTTAGTAGCGGCGCCAAAACCACGTTGCTTAGTGCCGTCAGTTTTGGTTTTAGCGTAGTTACCTTTAGTAGTTGTGCCGGTGCCAATATTTGCGTTATTTAAAAACTCTGCGCCAGTCTCTTCAGACATAGCTGGCAATCCGCCGCTAACTGGGTTTCCGCTCATGTCGTGTGGCGTAGCGTACTTTTCAGCTGGCAGAATATTTTTATTGTTTCCAACTTTAATAGCTGGACTATTTTTGCTTGTAGGTTTAACTTGATTTGCCATGATTAGCA